CCTGGACGAGAGCTGCTACCGATGTTTCGTGGCCGCGTTTTGGTGTGCACCCCATCTGGTGATGTTTCACACCTTCCGTCAGGGTTAATCAACGACAGCCCGCAACCGTTGCTTGATGAGCCGCTGCTGAAAACCTTTCTCGCTGATGAGCGCGTGATCGATGCTGCTGGTGGATGGGAGGCACACGTCAGATGGGTGCAAAAAATTCGCTCCTGTCAGCATCACGAAAAAGATTCTTATCATCACCACGATTACACTACCTTGCGGACCGAACGAGGCGCGGTTTGCCTGTGCTACACGCACGATAATTTTTGCCGGGCCAATGGCGCACCGGCACCACTGGAAGAGGTTGCAGCAGATAATCTATCCCGCTGGGTTATCGAATCAGCATGCATCCAGATGGGTTTAGGCGCTGATCACCTTATGACGCTGCCAGAGCTGTGCTGGTGGGCATGCATCAGGGACGTCATCGACCTTATGCCGGAAGCGCCGGCCCGGCGTGTTTTGCGTATGCCGGTGGAGAAGCCAGCAACAGGACCAATGCCGGAGGCAGATATCAACCCTGTGCGCGCTGCGCGGGAAGTGATTCAGGAAGCGGTTGAGGTGGTTAAGCAGGTGATGACCATCAAAGCCGACCCGGAGTCGCCGCAGTCGTTTATGGCGAGACCAAAACGGCTGCGCTGGAGCAGTGAGAAATACACGCGTTGGGTCAAGGTGCAGCCATGCGTCTGCTGCAATAAACCAGCAGACGACCCACACCACATAATCGGACACGGACAGGGAGGAGTGGGAACGAAGGCGCATGATTTGTTTGTGATACCGCTTTGCAGGGCGCATCACGATGAGTTGCACCGGGACATGAGGGCATTCGAAGAAAAATACGGCAGTCAGTTAGAGCTGCTGTTCAGGTTCCTTGATCACTCGATTGCAGTCGGCGTGATCGGGTAAATTAAAAAGCGTGGAGGAATATTTATGCGTGACATGTCACAGGTATTAGAACGTTGGGCAGGATGGGCGCGCTCTGATCGTAGCGGTGTAGATTACTCACCAATTGCGGCTGGGTTCAAAGGGCTGCTACCACAGGATTCAAAAATGACCCTGTCATGCACTGATGATGATGGATTGGTTATTGAGTCATGCTTAGCCAAACTTCGCGCCCGCCGTCCTGATGAGCACGAGTTAATTGTTCTGCATTACTTCTACAACATATCCAAACGCAAGCTGGCGCAGCGCGCGAAATGCGACGAGAAGATGATCCGCATTCAGGTCCAAATGGCTGAAGGTTTTATTGAAGGCTGTCTGGCATGGTTGGATGTTCGGCTTGAAATGGACCCGGAATTAGAGCCAAGAAAAATTATTCAAAAAACATTAACGCGGTCCGCAAAATCATTGGTAATGTGATAAGAGTCGTTACTACGCAGTACTACTTATCATCAAGAATCAGTTGCAAATACCGTGAGTGATTTAAAGCGCCCGAAGCCTCACCAGCTATCGGGCGTTTTTATTCTTGACAGGAAAAATCAGATTTTGTAAATAGTAAATCGCCTGATGTGTATCGTTCTTTAGTCCAATCATTCATCTCGCATATCAGGCCGAAAGCCCCGTCTTAACCGATGGGGCTTTTTGTTTTTAATAATTAACCCTGTGGCTGACGGGCCAGGTAACTATCGCGGAACGCGTCAGGGTTCATATTTTAGAGGGTCGCCATAGAGCGGCCTTCTTTCGTTTTTGCGCCCGCCAATCACTGTTATCCGGAATTTTCACGCCGTGGCGGTGCGCAATTTTTTATTTCGAGACTACCGACGGCACCGACCTATTGGGAGGTGAGGATGAAACGTATGCCAGATAAAGACATGGGCTTCTGGGCAAGCCTGCTGGCCTGGCTATATGCCCACAAAAACGAATCGGGGTATGCAGCTCTTGCCGGAGTGATGGCGCTACTTCGCGCCACATACGTCGGCGTAGACACATGGCCGAGACGTTTGCTTGATGCGGCAATGTGCAGCGTGTTTGCGTTCTTCCTGCAGCCGACGCTCCAGATTCTTGGCTCAGCCCTGAACTGGAACATCAACGATGACGTGACTCGCGTTGCGGCTGTGTTCCTTGGTTTTCTCGGCGTGGACTGGCTTTCGTCCAAGCTGCGCAAATTCATTGATAAGCGTATAGGGGATGACAATGCTGACGCCCACTAATTTCCAGCGCGCAACTGGCGTATCTGATGCGCTGCGCGACAAGTGGTTTCCCCGCATAGCTGCCAGCATGAGCTCATTCGGTATCAATACCCCATTACGGCAGGCGCACTTTCTGGCGCAGGTGGGGCATGAGTCAGCCGAATTCACGAAAGTGGAAGAGGGGCTGAATTACAGCGAGAACGCGCTTACTGCCATGTTCGGTAAACGCATCACTGTGGCGCAGGCTAAAGCCTATGGGCGAAACGCTGAACACGCCGCCAATCAGAAGATGATCGCCAACATCATTTACGCGAACCGTAATGGCAATGGTGATGTTACTTCCGGTGATGGTTATCGCTATCGCGGGCGTGGACTGATTCAGATTACCGGCAAGGCGAATTACGCAGCCCTTTCCGGGCAGCTAAGCGCTGATGTGGTGGCAAACCCTGAACTGCTGACTGAAAACCTTCAGGCGGCGATGTCAGCAGCTGCATGGTGGAAGAATCACGGCTTAAACGAACTGGCAGACCTTGATGATGTTACCCGCATCACCAAAGTCATTAATGGTGGCACTAACGGTCTGGATGACAGGAAATCCCGCTTACTAAAAGCTAAGGGGATTCTATGTTCAACGTAATCGGCTTTATCCGAAACTATTCGCACGTAATCATCATTGGTCTTATCTGCATTTGTCTCTGGGGGCTGAATGCGCGTAACTCACAGCTGACGGCTACCAATGAGCGGCTGGAGCAACTGGCAAACAGCAAAGACAGCCAGATAAACGATCTGCGCTCCAAGAACGACGACTTAGCCGCCAGCGTCAATGACCTGGTAAAGGCTGTTAACAAGCAAAACGCGGTGATGAGTCAGGTTGCAGAACAACGCGCGGTGACGGCACAGCAGAACAGGAAATTACGGAATGAGATTAAGCGCTATCTGGAAGCGGATAAAAGCGCTGCTGCTCCTGTCGATAGTCGCGCTGTTGAGCGGTTGCGGGACGCGGCAAAGTCAGCCAGTGGAGTACCGGGTAATCAGCAAGCCGCGGTTAAACCTGCCAGCGGAACTGACAAGACCGTTACAGGCTCCGGCTCCCGGTGACTCGATGACCTATGGTGAGTCAGTAGAGCTGAACGTTTCGCTATATGGCGTCATTGAGCAGTGCAACATTGATCGCGCTGCAATACGCGGTATTGAAAACCAATAGCCATAAGGAAGCGGTACACCAACTAATTAAAAATTACTTTTTTAGATGTCTTCAAATGCTATAGATTGTGGATTTACAGCATTATTGAGGGCTTGATGAACTTTTATCTTTACCTTACCAATCCTGAGTGGGCAGACGCTTGGATATCCGGTGGAGTTGTACCTTTTTTTACGGCTAGTCGATACATAAGTGTCGAGCGATCCGGCACTACGACACCTGATGAAAACCTTATTGATAACTCAACCTTTGATGTTCACACACCCTACAATGGGTTATTGATTGAGGGTGCTGCAAGAGGTCTTCGCTTTGAAAACTGTATAATCGAAGGGCGTAGGTTACATGGAACTGTTGACAGGTACTACGAAGATGGATTGGTGATCTGCACCTCAACAAAACGAAGTAAATTTATAGCTAGGAAACTTGGAAAGAAAGCGTGCGTAAGAATATTAGATATAAAAAAATTAATACGTATTGTAGAGGATGCTACAAAAGTTTCCTGCAAGGCAGGGGTTTGTGAATACACCAAACTGCACTTCAGAAACCACTTTATGAAATCTACGCATGATGAATGGCAAATGGAGTTTAGGTTGTTCTGGCATAACGTGAGGGATATTGAGATTTTACTTCCTCCAAGAATAGCTACCCTTGAATTCGTTTTGCCATGACCTTACTCAATTGAAACCTCTCTTGGGAGGTTTTTTTGATAAATCTGCATTATTTGAATTCACTTTCCAGCATAAACACAACGAATCATCGGTTGGCCATATCGCCATTTCCGAGGGTTATATCTGTCTGACCAGCAGGAACACTTTATGCCTGAGCCACGCATCTATAACAGCCGCTGGGAAAAAGCCAGATTGTCATTCCTGAAATCGCATCCACTCTGCGTAATGTGTCATCGGCAGGGTCGGGCTGTGGCCGCCACCGTGGTTGATCACATCAAGCCCCACCGTCTGAAAGAAGCGATTAACGACGGTAAGCAGGATGTGATCGCTAAGGCTCAGAAGCTTTTCTGGGATAAAGTAAATTGGCAGCCGCTGTGCAAGCAGCACCACGACTCCACTAAGCAACGCGAGGAGAAGCGTGGGCACGTGATCGGATGTGATGAGAACGGCTTGCCACTGGACCCACAATCGCACTGGCGCAGGGGGTAGAGCACAGACACGCAGGGAGGGGCGGATAAAGAGTTCAGGGAATAACGTCTTCCTGACCGCCCGCCCCCCTTTGTATGCACAACCGCGAAATGAAAAGTTTTTTTCTGGGAGGTTTTCATGGCCGGAAGACGACCAAAACCTACCCATCTGAAAGTTGTTACCGGAAATCCCGGCAAGCGCGCGCTCAATAAAAATGAGCCAAAGCCAGCCCGTGAAATTCCAAGCCCTCCATCACATCTGACCGACTGGGGTAAAACAGCCTGGGGAAAGCTCACTGTTCTTCTTGACGGGATGGGTGTCCTCACGGTTGCGGACACACTTGCGCTCGAACGGCTCTGCGATCTTTATGCAGAAATTCTGCAATTGCGCCAGATAGTTGATATCGAAGGGCGCACCTATACGACTAAAACCCAGATGGGTGATTTTCTAATTAAAGCTAACCCGGCTGTCGCCATGCTGGCAGATGTGGATCGCCGGTTTAAAAGTTATCTGGTGGAGTTCGGCCTGACACCGGCTGCCCGGTCAAAGGTAAATGCTGATGGTGGAGAAAAAGAAGAAGACCCGCTCAACCAGTTCTTCGGTTGATCCGGCTACGCAGTATGCAATGGACGTTACCAGCGGCGCGGTTATTGCCGGACCCGACATCCGCGCGGCATGCGCCCGCCACATGCTTGATTTGGAAGAAGGGCCAGCACGAGGCCTATTCTGGGATGTTGAAGCTGTAATTCGCGTTGTTAACTTCTTTGCTCAGGTACTGAAACTCAACGGCGGGGAGCATGAGGGAAAGCCTTTCATCCTGCTACCCTGGCAATGTTTCATAGTTGGCTCATTGTTCGGCTGGAAGTCGGAAGACGGTACACGCCGCTTTCGCATGAGCTACATCGAGTCAGGTAAGGGATCAGGTAAATCGCCCCTGGCGGGTGGTGTAGGTCTTTACCTGCTGATGGCGGACAAAGAGCCACGCGCCGAAGTTTACGCCGCGGCCACGAAAAAAGACCAGGCGATGATCCTGTTCCGCGATGCGGTAACGATGGTCGATCAGTCGCCCGCGCTGGCGCAGCGCATCACTAAATCCGGCACCGGACTGAACGTGTGGAACCTTGCGTTCCTGCAGACGGGCTCTTTCTTCAAGCCGATCAGCTCCGATGATGGTCAGTCAGGCCCGCGACCGCACGGCGCGCTGATTGACGAAGTACATGAGCATAAGACAAACGCCGTTGTTGAGATGATGCGTGCCGGTACAAAAGGCCGCCGTCAGGCCCTGATGTTCCTCATCACAAACAGCGGCCACGATAAGACCAGCGTCTGTTACGAGTATCACGAGTACGGGCGCAAGGTTGCAGCAGGTGACCTGGAGGATGATAGTTTTTTCAGCTTCATCTGTTCTCTCGATGAGGGCGACGACCCTTTCAAGGATGAGTCCTGCTGGGGTAAGGCCAACCCGTCACTGGGTCAGACCTTCACAGATAAATATCTGCGGGAGCAGGTTACGCAGGCTCGGGGCATGCCGTCGAAAGAGAGCATCGTGCGGCGTCTTAACTTCTGCCAGTGGGTGGAGGCGTCCGACCCGTGGATAGACAGCGACACATGGATGAATTGCGAACAGGAATTTAACCCCGATGATTTGGAGGGTGAAGAGTGTTATGGCGGACTTGACCTGTCCGGCTCCCGTGACCTGACGGCGCTGGCGCTTTACTTTCCGAAGTCTAAAAAGCTTTTGGTTGAGTTCTGGACGCCAAAAGATTCTCTGCTTGAGCGCGCTAAGACTGACCATGTTCCCTATGATGCCTGGCTGCGTAACGGATTTATTCACGCACCGCCGGGTAAAGCGGTCAACTACGGTTTTGTGGCGGTGCGTATCGGTGAACTGGCGGCCAGATACGATATTAAGTGCATCGCCTTCGACCAGTATCGCATCAAGTATCTGGAGCCTGAGCTGGAAAGCGAGTCTGTAAGCGTTGACCTGATTCCTCACGGTCAGGGCTTTTACAAGGCGCAGGAGTCCGGGCTGTGGATGCCACGCTCTATCGAATTGTTTGAGGAGCATCTTAATAACCGGGTGCTGGTTATCCGGCCCAACCCCTGCCTGAGATGGAATGCTGCGTCTGCAGTACTGGAGGCAGATCAGAAGGACAATCGTATCTTTGCCAAAAAGAAAAGCACTGGCCGTATTGATGGCGTGGTGGCGTCTGCTATGGCGATTGGTGCTGCTGAGGATGCAGTGCTGGTAGACAGTGGCGACCCCGATGACTTTTTTGACGACCCGATCATGGTAGGTATCTGATGAAGGAAAAGAAACAGCCGGGCCGCATCAAAAGCGCGATTGTCAACTGGCTTGGCGAGTCCATTGGGCTTAACGATGCTGCTTTCTGGCAGGAATGGTACGGCACAAGTAGTAGTGGAAAAGTAGTGACAGCTGAGAAAGCGCTGGCGCTGGCTTCGGTCTGGGCATGTGTGCGACTTCTCAGTGAGTCGGTTTCAACTCTGCCGATGAAAGTATACGAGCGCTCAGCTGACGGCTCCCGCAAGCTGGCTATCAATCATCCTGCTTATCAGCTGCTGTGCCGCCGTCCCAACAGCGAGATGACGCCGTCGCGCTTCATGCTGATGGTGGTTGCCAGCATCTGCCTGCGTGGTAATGCCTACGTTGAGAAAAAGATGATCGGCCAGAAGCTGGTTTCTCTGGTGCCGCTACTTCCTCAGAGCATGAAGGTTGAACGGCTCGACAGCGGGGAACTGCAGTACACCTACACAGAGAAGGGCGTGCCGCGCATCATTCCGGTTAAAAACATGATGCACATCCGGGGGTTTGGTCTGGACGGCGTATGCGGAATGATGCCGATGCGCACCGGGCGCGACGTGTTTGGCGCAGCGATGGCGGTCGAAGAGTCAGCCGCGAAAATTTTTGAAAACGGTATTCAGACCTCAGGCTTCTTTCTTTCAAAGAATCTGCTGACAAAAGAACAGCGACAGAAAAACCGTGAAAACCTTAACCGGTTCGTTGGGTCAAAAAATGCAGGTAAGGTAATGGTGCTTGAAGGCGACATGTCCTATCAGGGCATTACGCTGAACCCTGAAGATGCTCAGATGCTGGAGTCACGTTCGTTCAGCATTGAGGAAATCTGCCGCTGGTTCCGTGTACCCCCGTTTATGGTGGGTCACGTTGATAAGCAGAGCAGCTGGGCGTCGAGCGTTGAAGGTATGAACCTGCTTTTTCTGACGAATACGCTGCGCCCGATGCTGGTGAACATCGAGCAGGAGATTTCACGCTGCCTGCTTAATGGCGATGAAGATTTATTCGCTGAGTTCTCCGTTGAAGGCCTGCTGCGTGCCGACAGTGCCGGACGCTCCGCTTATTACACCACTGCGCTGCAGAACGGTTGGATGTCACGTAATGACGTGCGCCGCCTGGAGAATCTGCCACCGATTGAAGGTGGCGATATTTACACGGTGCAGCTAAACCTGACACCGCTTGAGGACTTGCGCAAAAACAGCATCGAAGCAAGGGCTACGATGTTGCGCGAGGTTCACAATGCCGTTTTCCCGGACATTCCTTTAGAACAGTCTCCGCTTAGACAAGCGGCTTAGGAGCATCCCCCATGACATTGAAGAGTCTTCCGGCAGCGCCGGAGGGGCGGCCTTTTGCGCGCGAAAATCGCGATCTGCCGTCCTCCGCAATGGAGCGCTGGAACGGCGGTATTAAAGCCGCAAAGCAGGCAGAGAACAGCATTTCCGTCTTCGACGTCATTGGCGCTGACTGGTACGGCGATGGCGTCACCGCCAGCCGCATCGCTGCCGCCCTCCGGTCAATCGGCGGTGCTGATGTGACCGTGAATATAAATTCGCCCGGCGGCGATATGTTTGAAGGCCTGGCAATTTATAACCTGCTGCGCGAGTACGAGGGAAAAGTCACCGTCAAGGTGCTGGGCCTCGCTGCTTCTGCAGCTTCGATCATCGCGATGGCCGGTGATGAGGTCCAGATTGGTCGCGGTGCCTTTCTGATGATCCATAACTGCTGGGTGTATGCGATGGGCAACCGTCACGACATGCAGCAGATTGCGGCTGACATGGTGCCTTTTGATAAAGCCATGAACGATATCTACGGTGCCCGCACGGGGCTGGATACCGCAACTATCGACGCAATGATGGACGCTGAAACCTACATCGGCGGCAGTGATGCCGTTGACAAAGGATTTGCGGATCGGCTGCTTTCTGCAGATGAAATTGCGGACGACGACGACAGCCCCGCCGCTGCATTACGCAAGCTGGACGCGATGCTGGCTAAAACGGATGCACCACGTTCCGAACGTCGAAAGCTTCTCAAAGCACTAACCGGCAGCAAGCCAGGCGCTGCTGCCACCTCTGAAGGTATGCCGGGCGCTACCGACGAAATCAACCCCGAAAATATTGCACAACTTAAAAACGCGCTGGCCGCGTTCGGCAAATAAGGATTAACAATGTCTGAAGTAAATGAAGTACTGAAGCAGGTTACTGCCAGCATCAACGAAGCCAGCGGCAAGTTTAATGCGAAGGCTGAGGAAGCGCTGGCTGAGGCGAAAAAATCCGGTTCGCTATCAGCCGAGACCAAAGCGGTAGTGGATAAAATGGCGAGTGAGCTTAACGCCATGCGTGAAGCAGAAAAAACGCTTAAGGCAGCGTTGGGTGACCTGGAGCAGCACGTTGCACAGATGCCGCTGGCGAATGCGAAAAACGTTATCGAAACCGTGGGCGGTCAGGTTGTTTCTTCTGAAGCGCTGAAGGCATTTTCAGCTAGCATCGAAGGTAACAAGCGCCTGAGCATCCCTGTTAAGGCTGCACTGCTGTCCGTAAACGTGCCAGGCCAGATTGTTGCGCCTGACCGCCTGCCGGGCATCGATCAGCAGCCGAAACAGCGACTGTTCATCCGCGACCTTATCGCACCGGGTCGCACCGAATCCAACACCATTTACTGGGTACAGCAGACCGGCTTCACCAATAAGGCGGCGACTGTCGCTGAGAACACCACCAAGCCGTACAGCGACATTGCCTTTGCGGAAAAAATCACGCCGGTCCGCACTATCGCGCACCTGTTCAAAGCTGCTAAGCAGATTCTGGACGACATGCCTCAGCTGCAGTCGACAATTGACGCCGAGCTCCGTTACGGACTGAAGTATGTCGAAGAGCAGGAAATTCTCTTCGGCGACGGCACCGGCACGCATCTGAACGGCATCGTTCCACAGGCATCTGCGTACGCGGCTGCTTTCAGCGTTGCAAACCAGAGCGGTATTGATGATCTGCGACTGGCTATGCTGCAGGCGCAGCTGGCGCGCTTCCCGGCGTCAGGCCATGTTCTGCACTTCATTGACTGGGCGAAGATCGAGCTGACTAAGGATTCTCTGGGCCGTTATATTCTGGCGAACCCGGCAGCACTGACCGGTCCTACTTTATGGGGGCTGCCGGTTGTCGCGACCGAAGCGGCTGCGTTCCAGGGTAAATTCCTAACCGGCGCATTTAATGCCGGAGCGCAGATTTTCGACCGCGAAGATGCCAACGTGGTTATCTCCACCGAAAACGCCGACGACTTTGAGAAAAACATGATCTCAATCCGCTGTGAAGAGCGTCTGGCGCTTGCCGTCAAGCGTCCTGAGGCGTTCGTTTACGGTTCATTCACCGCTCCGGCTCCTGCAGCTGGTTAGTCATGGTAGCGGCCTTCGGGCCGCTTTTCCGGGAGTCAAATATGAAACTGCTTCTGATTAAACCGAATTACTTCGGCGGCACGGTCGTGCCTGAAGGTAATACCATCGATACCGATGAACAGCATGGTCGCGAGCTAATTAAAAAAGGCTATGCAGAGATGTTTAAAGAAGATTCTGTTGTTCTGCCAGAGCCAGAGCCAGAGCCAGAGCCAGAGCCAGAGCCAGAGCCAGAGCCAGAGCCAGAGCCAGAGCCAGAGCCAGAGCCAGAGCCAGAGCCAGA